GTCCTTAGCCATGCCCTCACCACCTTCAGAAGAGTGAACATGAACATGCGTGCCAGTTGGCTCAGAGCTCGATTCAGCCTCGTCTTTAGCTTTTTCAGCTTCTTCCATGGCTTTTTCGATTTGCTCAGCATCCTTAGATGCGACAGCTTTGCGGATTGAATCCATGGCGCGATCAAACCACTTTTTCCCATCTTTGGTTTTCATTTCAGAATCTCCTGTTAAATTAACTTTGCTGTCACCAATTGCACAACGTGAACCACATCGACCAGCCTCGACTAACGCAACGTGATTCGCGATCATATTGTACTGGCGTCCTTCACCTGGACCTGTTTCCTCGTACTCTGCCATATAGCCGACCGATACTTCCCGCTTGCCGCTGCGAACAGCTTCAATTCCCTCAGGAGTCGTGATCAGAAAATCCACGATCAGCAAGTCAGACTGCATCCCAGTACCACGACGAGGATTCTGAACTGTCCCAATAGCCAGCTCACTCCAGTTGTCTGGATTCACGTCATACTGAGGATGCTCATCAACCACTGGCTTGCCAACGAAGCTGGCCAGATACTCAGGATTGAATACCTCATCTGCATCGCGACTGATCTTAACCAAGCCATCACGGCCAGCTCGGATCGGTACCTCCTTAAGTCCGTAGATCATGGTTCCAGTGCGAGCGACCGGCACGTCCTCGCAGAGGAGAAAACCCTCTGGGGTCAGTGACTGCTTCTGGCCAAGCTTCTCTACGGTGTAGAACTTGGTTGAAACAGAGGCCTCGCGATCTTGGGTCACATGCTTCATTTTCGAGCCGCCATGATGTCCATGAGTTGATTTATTTGCCGCTCGTAATCCTTGGCGTAGGGATCATTAACAGCAACATCGTTAATCTCTGCTAAAACTTGCTCAAGCGGTAGCGCGTTCACCAAGCTGACAACTACCAAAGCTGGGGTTCGTCTCACGTTCGGGTCAAGTGGAAAGTATGCCACTGCCTTTTTCACATCAGCCATTAAAGCTGCTGGAGACGAATAATCGCGGTCAGTTACTGCAGCTAGAGCTAGCTCGCTTGCCAGTGAGAAAATTGCGTAAGTCATCCCGACCATGGCAAAGCCGGCCAGCGCAAAGCGCCGCAATAAAGGCCGTAACTGGCATGTGAAGCGGGAAAGCGAAAAAGCTGATCCCGAGGAAGGTGACCATGATAAGGCGCTCAAGCTCATGATGGGCGCCTCTCAGCACGTAGCATCCCAATGCGGCTAGCAACAGGCTTCCGAGACCAAGCTCGAAGACGAAGTGCAATGGTTCCGAGTGAGCGAACTCGGGGCGCATAGTTTCGGTTGCCAGACGAGTTGCTTTTTGCGGAAAGGCCACGTAGTACGAGCCAATTCCTCGGCCCAGCACTGTGAGTCCGTCCACAGTATCCTGCCAGATTACCAATCGCTCTTTTGACGAGGTATCGAGTCGAGTCATTTGATTGGCTCGGTGATATGTGCTCAGAGCAATCAGCATCCCCAGCCCGATGATCATCGTCATTGACATGATTAAGGCTTTTCTGGGAAGCAGCTTCAATCTTGGAGCCATGAATACGATCAAGGCTAGTATCAATCCGACCGCTGCAGCTCGCTCTTGGGTCAGCAGCAAGAGCAGAGCCAGAGGAACCGTGCACCACCAAAGCCTGAGATAAACCATCGCCACGAAGAGCAACGCTGCGGCTTCGGCTAATAAGTTCTTGTTGATGAATAAACCGGCTGGTGGGGCTGTCTGAGGAATCCCCTGATAGCCGAGCTGTTGCAGCACTACAAGTGGCAGCAAGAAAGAGAGCGAAATGGACATTACTCTCAATAGCTTTTCGATAGAGGGCAAGGCCGAGCCGATGAAGAAGACTGCCGCTAACAGGTAAGCTCTCCAAAGCCAGTTGAGACTGTCGAGCGGTGAGGCCGACCAGCACAAACTGAGTGAGGCGTAGCCCAGAGCAAGGAGCAAAAGGACGTGGCCCCAAGTGAACCGCGGCTTTACTGACCAAAGCACCAATGGAATCGCTACCGACAGAAGCGCCCAACGCGGCTGAGTCGCTGCGTTGAGTGTTCCTGGAAAATAGAGTAGTGGTAACAGGGCACATGTCAGTAGGAGCAGGCGGTTATGGAAGAACTTGGCAGCCAACTGTTCCGCTCACGATTGGAGTTGAGGTGCCACCGACTGTGGTAGAGATGCGCCACGTGGCCGGCAGTTGAGCATTAGCCGAAACGTTTGAAGTGGCTGGAGCTCCAGGGAACACGGTCAAGGTGACTGGGGTCGTATTAGCGCTGGTGATTGCTGCGCTAGTAAGCAGTGAGATGTACTGCCCAGAAGCTGCGTCCTTAGCTTGAATCGAGTAAGTCGTCGACGGCAAGCCAGTATAGCCACTTTGGTAGAAGGAGCAGTAAACACCGCGGTTTAGCACGTTGGTGTAGTCCGAGGTCGTCACCGTTGCGGCCGCTTGGCTAGCAAAAGTTGACAAGGCACCAAGATCGATTGCTTCAGGGTTTTGAGCATTAGCGATTGGACCACCAACGAAGCGAGATGTCAAAGTGCCACTGGAGATAGCTGTCAAGTTGACTCGCACTTGGGTCATTCCGGCGACGCCAATCTTGTAGATGCCAGTCGATTTGAAGGCACGTGAAGGAGCTAAATTTTGGCCACCAACCGGATAAATCGTGAGAGCGGTCCAAGTTTGAGAGCCGCCGACCACATCATTGGTACCTTGCACCGTACCGACAAGATTGGCTCCATTACCAGACAGGCGGAGCGTAACTGTGCCGACACCCTGAACAGTGAAAGGGGTGGTGGTTCCGACAGTGGTGCGAGATTGAGCTGCCAGTTGAGCATTAGGCTGATAAACTGGCGAGGTGACTGGGGTAGGTTTGAGCAATTGCCGAGGCAGCTAGAAGCGCCATGGCAATGAAAGTGGTGAGACGATCAAGATTGAGTTTCATTGCTTGAAGCTCCTAAAGAGGGTTAATGGAGGGAAATAAAGGCCACAAATTACTGCAATCGTACCACAGTGTGGCCCAAATCAAAAGTTAAGTTCTATACACCTAATCGATAATATCTGGGACCAAAGGTTCCATGTAGCAACGGCAGTTGTAAATCATGCCAGCGTGGGCTCGCTCACCGTTCTCTCCTGCTACTGGTGGATCATCCCAGGCAATGATATGACCTTCCAAATGCTTGTGAATTTCTCGCACATCAGAGTCCCCAGCAGTTCGCCAAATATAACCAGGGCTTCCGATATACTCCGCTCGAGATTGAGTCATAGCTCCAACTGCCCGGGATGTCTCAGTTCTAGCAATCAACTTAGCTCTAGAAGCTGTGACTTGCTCAGTGCGTTGAATTTCTTTCGCAATTTCTGAGGCTCTGGTGCTATCAGATAAAGCTTCGATAGTTAGGTGATGAACTCGCTGAGCTGCTTTGGTGGGAAGGCTCGTGATAAGGTCCACCTGCTCAGCCATCAGCAACTGCATCACCTGGCCAGTGGGGGCATTCTCAATCTCTTGGCGAAGGTTTCGTCCCAGCTCGCGGCCCATCGATGTCCAGGCTTGCTCATCACGTTGCCCGACCTCAGCTGTCATTGTAGCTGAAACTGCTTTAGCCCAAGGTCTGATCAGATCAGAGTAACGACTCAAAGCATTGGTCAACTGAGATAAATCATTGACTACTCCCTCAGGTGCAAAGCCCTTGACAATGGAACCGACTTGCTTAGCAACTTGGAGCAACTGGCGTTGAAAGCCCTTCTCAGCTTTACGAGCTCGAACGAATCGCTCTCTTGCTTTAAGTCGCTGCTGCTTAGCTGCTCGCTTCTGAGCCGCTGAAGTTTTGGCAGCGTCGAAGGTCATTGGTAGCTCCAAACAATCATGGGCCAAGCAACAAATCCGACACTGATCCATTTAACTTGACAGACCCAATGTTTTTGAGCAGGACTTTTAAACTGAAGGATTTGTGCTGACTTCATGATAAGCTCCTTAGGCAAGGCCGTTGGTTTGAGCAGTAAGCAGCATGAGGTCGCTGCAGTTATCTATCCATGAGTCAGCCATCTCATGTTTCTGAAAGAATCGATTAGCTTCACAAAGTGGGCAGTAATGCTGCCCATTAGGTTTTGCTAAGAGAATCTGGTCGCCTATTAGCAGTTTGGCTTTCTGTGAAATCTCCAAGATAGAAACCATCAGCGGGTCAAAACTATCTTCCTCGGCCACCTTACCGGTTACCCAGCGAACAGCTCGTTCCTGCCTTGTTGCTTGAGGTCCGACTAAGTGCCAGACTCCTTTCTTCTTCAAAGCAAAAGCGAGGTTTTGGTAGTGGTTATCACAAATCTTCATTTTGCCAGCTCCATGCAAGGTTGAGTAAGATCGGCAGTGGCTAACCAATCCTTAAAGTCAGCCATGTGCAGGTGCTTAACACTCGAGATTTGAGACCAAGCATCGATGTTCGAGTATGAAGCCACATAGTCAGCCATCGCAGTGCCCATGTTGTCGTAACCAAGCATGCACTTATGCTCATCAAAATTACCTGTCTTTAAATCTCGTTGATTAATCACCCAGACACTATCGCTGCTGGCATTGGGTCCAATGAAGCAGTCAAGCTGGTCACCGTCAGCTCCAGTGGCTCGACGAATGTATCCGTAGTCAGCTGCTAACCTAGCGCTCCAACCATCGCCATGACGGAAAGAGTGCTTAGGATTTTCGATCACCACATCAAGGTCGTGGAATCTTTTCATATTGTTCATGATCTTAAGACTAGAGTCTGTAGTAGGCTTCTCATCAAGTTTAGGATCCAAAGCTTCTTCAGCGCTTGGTGGTGGATCAATCGTTTCAGACATGGCCTCAATCTCCTGGTCAGTGATGTTAGTAAACACGCCAGTTTGATGGCCTGATTGACGAAGCTCCTTAGCTGCTGTCTGATCGCTGATCAACCCAGCTTCTTGCGCTTGAACCACAGCTCCCACGTTGTTGACGGCAATTTCTGACTTCTCTTTCTCAGAAAGCTGCCACAGGCTGCGGAACTCGATCTTGAAGCCATCAGGAATCTTCAGGCCTTCGGACTGAGCGATGGCTCGGTAAACACGAGTGACTCCGACCTTCAAGCAGGATTCTTGCTGCTGCTTGATATCATCATAATACAGACGAATGTCACTATCACCAGAGTTGAAGCCAGAAGGCGATTGACCAAACAAGCGAACTAACGGAATCTGCAAGGCTCCTGAGAGCTGCTGGCCGAATTGCGTCAACGCATCAGCTAAGCCGCCGAAACCATTGGCACCGCCCTCAATCATTTCATCCTCGCCATCAAGCAGCGTGATGCCCTCGATTGACTGATACCGCTTCATGAAGTTAATTTGATTGACCAAGCCTTGATACATCTGGCCACCAGCAGCAATTAATTCTCGCAATCCCTTAATCTTAACCGTACGAAGATAGGACTTGTAAACTAGCTGCCCAGCTCCAGTTGTGGCCGAGTCAAACATCACCATGCGGTCATACAGACGCTCGATGATCGACAAGCCCCAGAGGTTCTCTTGCACTCGCTGCCAGTAAGGAAGCGTGATGCCAACTTGGCGAATCACCCGGCTGTAGTGAATCTTCGAGCGGGGCAACGCTGGAGCATCGGCTGTGACAGTGTAAAACATCGGAAGACCGAGGTCAGGACCTAGCTCAGTGACCAGCAGATTTAGTGATGGCTCAACCATCCAGCGATCTAACACAAGCAGTCCTTTGAACTGCCCCTTACCTACTCGCTCCAAGCGCAGTGGTGTCGATGGGTCCTGGCCGTCAATCAGCATCACAGCAATTGAGCCGCCATACAAGCGAGACCACTGAGTGTTCTCTTTGATCTTTGACCAGATGCCTAAGGTGACAACAGCCTCGTTCAAGGTCTCCATGTCTGCAGGATCCATGCCGCCAAGCACATCAACTCCAGCTCTCGTCATATCCTCTGCCACAACGTCAATGGCTACGCCACCTAACCACGAGCCTCGGTGAATCCACTCGAGTTGGGTGCGAATGCGAGTAATCGGATTGAAGCCGTAGCTGCTGCTTGACATGGGGTTGTCAGTACCGATGCCTAATGATTGGCTGAAGTTGACAAAGCTATCGGCCACCTTCTTCTTAGCATCAGCAGTTGGTGATTGATCCTTAATCATCTTTTCACGAGCTTTGATATCAGCCTTAAGCTCACGGTTAGCTACAGCCTGCACACTGACTCGGGGTTGTTTAGTTCGTTTCACAGCAGCTCCTTTATTTAATAATTCCATTACGGAGAGCTATACCCACTAGACCTGCTGTGGTAGAAGCTCCAAATTTATCTCGCAGTCGCTGCACGTGCATGTAAACTGCTGAGGTTGAAATACCGACAAGCTCAGAGATTTCTTCCCCGTGCTTTCCTTTAGAGAGCCAAACCAAGATGGTTGCTTGGGTCTCAGAGACTTTAACCTTTGCTGCTTCCATGCCTCAGCCTCCTTATTGTTTTCCTAATGCTGCCCAGATACCAAGATCACCACGACGTTTAATGTAACCATCTAAGGAATACCGAATAGCATCAATCGTATGATTGTGCTTGTCAATAATGATTGGCAGCACTTGGCCAGTGATTCGGTCAACCTTGTGCTTATAGTTTTGAAATTCAAAGATAGTTCGCTTGCATCTTGGGTGGATGATGATCTTCTTGAAACCACGCATGTGCGTGATACCATCTTCCACTGAGCCTGGCCACTTATCTGCAGCATGACAATTGAAGCCAAGACCACGGATAAAGCTGATTGTCTCAGGGCGAGAATTATCACCTTTGATGGGCCACTTGCGGCTGTCAGGAACCGAGTCATAGAATTGTTCAAGCTCGCCCTTTTTGTCAACCATGTTGCCATGGAACTCGACGCCAGTGCCGTAGGCTTCGTGCTCGATATAGAGGCACTCATCATGGATGAAGCTGCGGATGAGGGTGCTAGGATCTTGGGCGAACCCGAAGTCAGCTCCGAACAGCAGGCGTTGCGCTTGCTTCCAGAGCTTGTCATCAAACTCTTGAACCAGGTACTTGCCAGAGAAGATAACCTCGTTGCTAATTTTCTTAGTGTGACCTAACCAGACGTGATCGTAGTCAGATTGCGCTTGGGCTCGCTCGTCATCGTTATCAGCGTCATTGATGCGCTTGAGATAGTGCTGACGAAGATCGTCAAGCAGCTTGGGAAAAAATGGATTCTGATCGAAGTTAACTTCATGAACGATCGCTCCCTCAGGAGGATGAACAATGAACATTTGATTTGTGGCGTCATTATCGTTCTCGCGATTCAAGCTAACCCAGATCTCAGAATTATCATTACGAAGAACGGTAGGAAGCAGCACGTCCCAAGATTCTTTGGGAATAGTCTGAGCTTCCTCTGGCCAGCAGATGTTGATGCCCTCAGTGGACTTAATCTCTTTGACGTTGTTGTGCAGGCCCTTGAAGATGAACTCAGCTCCAGCCTGCGACTTAATGCTGTTTTGAGTTACATCGAACCAAGGACTAACTCCTAGCCGCTCAATGGTGTCCTTCAGCAGCTTATGGACGGAGTCCGCGATCGAGTTTTGATACTCACGAGTGCAGAGGACTCGAATTGGTTCAGTGGTGGCTCGCTTGATAGCTGCCTCAGCGAAGCCCCAAGACTTAAGGCCACCTCGTCCACCGTAGATAACTTTATATGTCGCCTTCTGATGAAGCAGACAGTACAGAGGATGCTTAGGATCATCCAAGACTGACGTGTGCTTAGCAAACTCAGGAGGCCCTTCGGAACGACGCCGATCTAACTCAGCCCTGAGCTGTTGCTCAAGAGTGAGAAGAAAGAGGGGCTTCGCTCCCACAATCAATCTTCTTTGCCGTCAGCGTCTGTGGTGATAGCACCACCGGCTTTTTCAATCAACTTCATGAATTGAGTAATCTCTTTGTTTGAGAGATCTTTGAGCTGGCCGATATCAAGAATGGAAATTGGTTTGCTTGGGTCACCGCCCTCAATCGCGATTGGCAGCTTGCGGTGCATGTAAGGCATCAAAGTTCCGCACGCCCACTGCTTATCTCGCATTGTTGCTTTGGGATCACGAATCACTGAGCAAGCAAATTCGAGTGGGGTGATTCCTCCAGCTGCGAGGGCAAGCGCTTTGCGCTGATCATCATTGAGC